AAATAGACTATGGCAACCAAGAAAGAAATGGACGATTTGAAACGTCGTTTTATAAGCGCAGAAACGGAAGAAGAACGTAACGAAATCGGCAAAGAGATTTCCGCAGCAATCGAACAAAACGCCGAGGAGGTCGCCGCGATCACCCTTTCGCAGATCAAGGAAACGAACGAGCGCGCACAGGACGAATTAGTGCGCAATCGCCTTAAATCTGTGCTTCCGGCAATTTCGTTGTCCTACATTGCCAAGACTTATTTCAATAAAAGCCGCAGTTGGCTGAATCAGCGTATTAACGGCAACACGGTTAACGGAATGCAGGCCAAATTCTCGCAGGAGGAGCTACGCACGCTCGATTATGCGTTGAAAGACCTTTCGGAAAAACTTGCAGAAATTCGCGTTTCATAGCCTTTGCTTTATTGACAATCTCGCAGAAGCGAAACGCGACGCCCCGGCCAAACGGTCGGGGCGTTTTCTGTACATATTTTCACGGGAAAAATTAACCCTTGCGGACATAATTTTTTACATATTTTCGGGCTATTTCGTAAACATCTGCCCCCGGCCTGTCAGCAGCCAGCGAGGCGAAACGCCGTAATGCTCGACGATAAACGTCAGCCACGCCGTCGGAATCTCCCGACGGCTATCCGTGTTGTCGCGCTTTTTATAAAAATTGCGCTTGTCGATGCCCCCCTCGCGGCAAAACGTCTGTATCTTCGTTTCGCCCATCGCAAGCAAGGCATCGAACGCCTCGAAAAATCTGTCCGCAACAGTTTGCATAGATCAATACATTTTGCAAGCAGCTATGATTTCATCCTTATACTTGTAAATATCGTCCAATGATTCAAGCAGGTGTTTCTGTCCCCATTTCTCCACGTTGCAAGTTTCGAGATACTTATTTGAACTATTGAAATACAGGCGACAGATCGGTTTTCGGTTATTGTCGTCAAGCAGGATTCCGAAATACGACATCGTATCACGGTACTGCACGCGATTAATATCGTCGACCTCCGGGTAAAGAATTGACCGAACGATATAAAATCCCTGCAATTCCTCTTCCGTAGTTACGATTCGGTTATCCTCTATTTTTTCTGCCTCATCCGAAGTTGCGGCCACATCCGCCCCCTGTTCGGTCTTATCGACCTTGTTTTCTACTACCGTATCGGCAGAGATCGCCGATTTAAGGCGTTCATTTATGTAATCGTTGGTGTATTGTACAAATGCCTGTTTCACAATCGCGCGGAATTGCCCCATTACAACGTCGTTGAAACGGCCGGGATAAATCGGCCGGGCAAAGTATTTGACGAACTCGTCGCTGGGATTGTTGATTTCCCGGTCAATGGCATTTCGAATTTCATTTGTAAACTTCAATTCACTGGCGGTGTTGAGAATCGTGTCTACATCGAAATAACTCTTGTGGAACTCACGCAATTTATCGACCTGCGATTCCCGGTATTTCTCCATATTGAATTCGAAGAACGGTTTTTCATCCATCTTGTTTTTCTCTACCAAGTCGGTATAAAAACGATAGATAATGCCGTTGGTCAGAATACCGAAGCGGGCGTTGGATACATGGAAATAACGAAACAGTTGCCCGTTATGCGATGTAAGGTCTTCTTTCCAATGTTTGCACTCAATCAGAATAATCGGCTGGCCGTCTTTATGAATGGCATAGTCGATCTTTTCCCCTTTTTTAATCCCTAAATCGCAAGTGTATTCGGGGACAACTTCCGTCGGGTCAAATACATCGTATCCGAGGGTTTGAAGAAACGGCATAATGAACGCCGTTTTGGTCGCCTCTTCGGTTTGGGTATTCTCTTTAAGTTTGATAACCCGTTCACTCAACAGCTTGATTTGATCTTTGAAATCCATTTTGATATGTTTTTACTGGTTATTGGCAGATTGGAAACCCGATTCGAGGGGTACATCTTCAAACTTAACGGCAACCCCGGACGCTTGCCACACAGGGCGTTTGTTTGCATCCAATTCCCGGTAGATTCTTACACCGATCAAGCCGTTCGCCCCTCGCGTTTTAGCTCTTTCGACAAGCATATCAAGTATTTTATTAGGGGTTATATCATCCGCTGCGCCGGGGCCGAACTCCTCTCCGTACTCCATCGCAATCGAGGCAATAGGGAGGTATTTATATGTAGTTTGAGCCTCTGACGGAAAAATCCAAAAACCGCTGTTGATATAATCTGCATAGTCAACAGAATACCTTACCGTATAGGCTTGGTATGTGCAACACGTCAAACACAAAACGGCGCAAAGTGCGACAATTCTACCAATCCCAAGACGAAGTATCGGCCCTTTCAGAATCTTCGAGGGGGGGGGAATTTTATAATCCCTACGCGTCGTAAAACGCAAGCCCCGACAGAGGCGAAGCCCGAAGCAAGTTTTTTCATAAATTCAAGGGTTAAAGTGTTTATATTAACTATTTTAAGGACATGCACATCAATACGCGATACATTCCGTAAATATCGGCGAATCGCACGGCAAAAGGCTGATATTTCGGGTCGGGATTCAAAGAATAGCACTGTACGGAATCGTCATCGTCCCCCTTCCGCACCTCCTTTATAACACTACCGTTACAAGTATCGAGGACATAAACCCGCCCCCATTCGATGAACGCCGTTTCGTCGACCTTTTTAATAAGAACCTGCGCCCCGTTCGGATAGTCCGGGGCCATGCTGTCACCCGTTACCGTCATAACAAAATCAACGTCACGAATCGGCGTGACAACGCGCTCACACTCGGCAATCTTAATTGACACAACAAAGTCGTTAAGTGTCCCGCCTTGCGCCGCGAGAGGCAGCAGCGGAGCAGTAAATACATTCGGCGTTTCGGCTTTGTTTGTCGCCGTCGAGGTCTTCACAGAGCCGCCGCGGGTCATAGGCCCAACGCCCGTCATCAACCATTCTGTATTAAGGTCAGGATAACGTGATGCAATGCGTTGTAGTTTATCCGGCTGAACAGATACGCGGATTGTGTTCACATAACCAATCGTCAGCCCTGCTTCGCGCTCAAAAGCACGCACAGAACGCTCTTTCGATTTAGCGAACTTGACAAGTCTTTCTTTTATAGTCATATATAAAAAAATTTCACAAAACTTTCACAAAATGCTTTATAAAGTTTGCATAATATGATGCTTTGCTTTATATTTGCATCATAATTCACAGGGATTACGCATGAATTACGCACAAATATAACAAAAATTGTTTAATGCAATACATTATTATCACATAAAGCACAACGCACGATGAACACGAAATTTTTTAACCGAGCCGTAGGTCATGCAAACATCCTCGTCGGGGATAACATCGACCAACTCGTCAGCGAGGCCATGAACCACGTTGCCCGCCTCCGGGATTACTACCGGAACGACATCCGTCAATCGTTGCAGGATTTAGGCGCAGCCTGCGTATCGAATCATTCCACAGGAGACAAGAGGAGTTTGTTTGTTGTTCTCGACAAAGAGCATCAAGTATCGGACGAGGATTGGCAAAACATGGCCATACGTGACATCGAAAGGAAATACAACATCCGAATCCTATGAAAACGGCGACCAATCTCAACAGCGCGACGGGCAGCGTGCTCGGACTTGCCGAACTTATCGGAATAAGCCACGGTAAAATGCGCACTCTTATCGGCCACCTATGCGCCGCAGGACTGATAACGAGTGAATCATCGAACAAAGGAACGGCATTTCGACTTACTGACCGCGGCGAACAGGTATTGAATTTCACATCGGCAGACGTCGACGATTTTTCGACCATTCTGTCGGTTATCCAACGGCCTTTCGGCATAGCTATTTTACATATTATTAAACAACTAACGCACAACGCACTATGAAAAACAACATCGAAAATGGGATTTACATCCCCGAGGAACAGCGCAACCTTATCCCCGTCGACGAATGGGTGAAGCGCGAAGATCCGACCACAGCGCAGACCGTTGTACTTGTAACCGATTTCGGAATGCTCGAAATCGCCAAAGAAGACCTACCGGGCGGATTCAATTTCGAGGGCGCACAGAAAGCTGCCGCCGAATACCGCAAGGGCTTCCGCTGCCCGACCCGGCATGAAGCAATTGAAATGTACGACGCCCGGTTCCGTGGCCTCGACGAAGCGTTCAAGAAGATCGGCGGCGAACCCGCAACGACTATCGGCTGGACGAGCGAAGCCGACCCCGACCCGGAGTACAATTCCAGCAACGCGTTCATCTACAGCGGCATCACGGGCAACGCGGGCAGCAACAACGAGTATAACACGAACGCCGTGCGTCCGGTTTCCGCTTTCAAGAAATAGTTTCACAGTTCAATCATTCCCGCGCCCTTTACGGGGCGCGGGGTTAACCCCAAAGACCAAACAGAAATGAAAAAAGGCACGATCATCAAACGCACCGACTACGTGGCGACGATGCTCGCTATTCCCGTCGGAGAAGAACACGAATTCACGCTGACGGGGCGCGACTACGCATCGTATATGAACGCCGTCAGCCGTTTCAACAAGAACGGCAAGGCGAAATTCGAAGCCCGCACCGCTTCCGCATCCACCATCGTAATTAAACGCCTTTCGTAATATGTCGCTCCCCGAATTATACGAATTACAGCATTGCCTCGTCCACGTCGCCGATGTCGTTGCTTGCGCAATCATCAAGCGCCAGCAGCCAGCCGCCGACCTCGTAACGAAACGCGCGCTGTATCGGGAATTCGGTCGGGGCTGGGTCGATAAGCATATCGCCCCGCATGGGAAGATCGAGGGCAAGCGATTCGGAACGGCCCCGAATTCACCGATCAAATACAGCCGCACGGAATTCGTCGCCCTACTCGAAGCCGAACGCCTGCAACGCGCAGAAATCGTCGGTAAATACGGACAACAAGAGCAGGCAAAATAAGCTGTTTTGCAGCCTTTACCACTCCAAGCGAACGAATCACGACGACAGCCCGAAAGTCGATAAAACAGGAAATTCGATAAAAATAACATGCAAGCACTCAAATACACATCAAGGGAGGTAAACCGGAATTTCCGCATCAAGGTTTCGGGCCTCGGCATCCATGAACTCAAAGGCTTTACGGGATTCGTCGGGTTGGTGGGGAGCGAACTCGCAAACAACCTGCTTGACCGGGCATTTCGAAGCAAGGCGGATAAAGTAGAATGCAAACTGCGGCGCGGCTTGAAAATAACCTTTTACTACAAGTAGACATGAAAACCAAAATTTTAGCTATCCCGTGGTGGCTGTCGCTGGTCGCGCTCGGCGGAGCAATGGATGCAGACCCGATTTCATGGGTCGCCGTTGCCGTAACATTCGCCGCGTTCGTAACACTTTCCGCAGCCATAATCAGAGAACAAAGGAAAACCGCATAATAACCAATCATCACAAAACGCACGATGCTATGAACATCAAGATCAAATCAATTACCCTACGCAATTTCAAAGGACTGCGCGACGTATCGTTCGATTTCGACGGCCGTAACGCCACGATCATAGGCGACAACGGTACGGGAAAGACAACCATTTTCGACGCCCTGACATGGGTATTGTTCGGCAAGGATTCGCACAACAGCACCGACATCGACATCAAGACAATAGACGCCACGGGCGAACCTATGCACCGCGCCGAGCATTTCGTCGAGGTGGCATTGGACGTGGACGGCTCCGCACAGACGCTGCGCCGCACGTACCGCGAGATTTGGAGCAAGCCGCGCGGGTCGTCCGACCTGCGATTCGTCGGACACGAAAGTGCGTTTGCCGTCAATGGCGTGGAGGTCGGAACCAAGGCGGCATACGACAAAATCATTTCGGAATGGATCAACGACAATGTATTCCGGATGCTGACCGACCCGATGTATTTCAATACTCGCGTCGATTGGAAAGGCCGTCGCGCTGCCCTTTTAGCCCTCGTCGGGGATAACATCGACCGCACGGCGATACAGGCGCAGTTTGCCGACCTGCTCGCCGAAATGAACGGCGAACCCCTCGCAGATTTCAAAGCGCGGCTTGCGACCGAGAAGCGCAAGAACAAAAAGGAACTCGAAACATTCGGCCCAAAGATCGAAGCATATCAAAACACGATGCCCCCGGCGGAAGACTACGCCGCGCTGGAACAGGAGATCACGCAGCGCGAATCCGTGGCCGCAAACGAGATCGCAGCGTACCAGCGGCAAATCGACGCACTCGACACGCAGATCGCCGACGCATCGAAAATAGACGAGGAAACGCAGGCCGCCCACGACCGAAGACTGAAAAAGGTGCTCGACATCAAAAAGTCGTTGTCCGATCATATCGACGCTCGACTGACCGCGGCCCGTCGGTATAACTCCGACCGCGACGCGGCCATCATGGACGCACAGGCGAAAGCGGATTCAATTCTGCGCGAAATCGAGAAAACCGAAACGACGGCAAACTCGAAACGGGACACCCTCGAAGCCTGCGTAAAGAAGCAGGCGAATATCAAATCGGCACTCGATAGCATGCGTGCGAAATACGAGGCTGAGAAAAAGGCGGCATTTGAATACGTCGACGCGACCACCTGCTACGCTTGCGGCCAGCCGTTACCCGCCGCAACCATCGAAGAAGCCCGCCGCGCGGCCCGCGAGAGCTTCGAGAAGCACCAGCGCGAAATACTCGACAAGTTGATCGCCGACGCCAATCTCGAAAAGGATACTTACAGCAAGTTAACAAAGCTGGTTTCGACCACCGAACAGGAAATCGCAATGCTCGATCAACGCCTATCGCAACTGCGCGCGGAACATCACGCTGTGACGCTGGCTATCACAACCGCGAAAGACGTTCCCGCAATCGACCTCGAAACGGAGGAAGAACAGGCGAAATTATCTTCCGAATACCGGAAGCTCTCCGACGAGCTTACCCGCGCGCAAACCGCCCTCGAAGCCTCGGCAACCACGAAAATCACGGCCGCTACGCTCACGGCACGCCGCCGGGATATATCCGCACAGATCGACACTGTGCGTCAGAACCTCGCAACCGCAACCACCGACCTGCGCCGTCGCCTTGCCAATAAGGAGCGCGCCGCAGAGGTACAACGCCTTATAGACGAGGCCAAAGAATCGGAAAAGAAGATCGCCGAACGTATCGCCGAACTCGAACGCCTCGAATTCGCAGCGGCGGCCTACACGAAAGCGAACATCGAAGCCGTCGAAGCAGCGATAAATTCGCGGTTCAACCTCGTGCGCTGGCGAATGTACGAACAGACCATCGAGGGCGCGGACGTCGAAACATGCGTCGCCACCATCGACGGC